ATGCTCTTTGGACCAACCCAACGGGTGACGGCACCGACGCCCGGGTCGATGGCACGCAAAGAGCATTCACGGAGAGCATGTTGAAGACGGTGATGGCGAGCGTTTACACCAACAGCTCGGAAGACCTCGACGTGCTGATGGTGGGCGCCAGCAACAAGGCCGTCGTTTCGGGCTTCACCGGCAACGCCACGAAGATGGTGGATGTGATGGAGAAGCAGGTAGTCGCCACGGTCGATGTCTACGTCGGCGACTTCCACACGGTGCGCGTGATTCCGAATAGGTTCATGCGGACCAGAGACGCGTTGCTGCTCAACTGGTCATATTGGTCGATCGATTGGCTGCGGCCGATCCGGCAGATCGAGCTGGCCAAAACTGGCGACGCCGAGAAGCGGCTCCTGATCGGCGAGTACACGCTGGCGGCGAAGAACGAGGCCAGTTCAGGTCTGATCGCCGACCTCACGACGCCATAGCTTGCCGGGTTTCCCGCGCTAGGTGGCGGGGCAGGGTCTGACGCGCTGCCCCGCCGCCAACCTATGAGGAGAGGGATGACCGAATACCCGTCTGTGCGCCGGTTTGGCGTTATCGTGGATTGTTACGGAGCCTACACCGTGCCGTTGGATGACGTGCTGGCCACGGCGCCCAGGCGCGCCGACGGATGGTGGGATCAGCGAACGACTGCGGGCCGCCAAGCCGCTGCGAAGTTCCGCAAAAATCAGGCGGATCGGGAGGACGGGCCGTGACCGAATACCTGCTCGACCGCTACCCGGACGGCACCTACGAGACATTCGAGTACGACGATGCCACCGGCAACATCACGGTGCGCCGCTGGGCCGACGTGCAGCCGGCGATCGACGCCAACAAGCAGGCGCACCTCGACGGCGACGGCAAGACCGGCGACTTCTGGCTGGCGGCCCGCATCCCGGTGGAGGTAGCGGCGCTGTGGAAGCAGCTCTATGGGGTTGATGCCTACCGCGCCGAGCACTGGCCGGCGGTGAAGAAGCTCTTGGCCGACCCGGACTGGAAACACATGCGCCCGACCTCATTCAGGCTGTAAGCGATGCCGCTATCGACGTTCGCCGAATTGCGCGAATCCATTTTGGGGTGGCTGGCCAGGCCCGGCGACCCGCTGGTGGCGCCGGCGGTGCCCGACATGGTGCGGCTGTTCGAGGCCGAGGCGACCCGGCGGTTGAAGGTGGGCACGGCGGAGAAGATGGTGACGGTGACGACGGTTGCCGGGGTGCCGAGCGTGCCGCTGCCGAGCGATTTCGGGCAGCTACGGCGGGTAAGCCGCGACGGGCTGACCCTGGCCTATGTGGGTCCGACCTCGATCCCCGGCATGTCCGGGCCGCCCTTGGCTTACACGCTGTGGGGCGCCACCAACCTTTGGCTCGGCCCGGCGCCCGACACCGCTTACGAGATCGAGATCCTCTACCAGAGCGGCGTGCCGCCGCTGTCGGACGCGAACCCGACCAATTGGCTACTGGACAAGAACCCCGACGCTTACCTGTTCGGCTGCCTGGTTGAGGCCGAGCTTTATATCGGCCACGACGAGCGGTTGCCGCTCTGGGCGCAGCGGCGCGAGGCCGCCTTTGCCAGCATCGAGCAGGCCGACAGGAAGGCACGCTGGGGCAGCCCGCTCTATATCAAAGTGGATGGCATCACCGCGCCATCCGGTGGCGGCGGTAGCGGCGGCGCAAGCTCGGCGATGGCCGGCGTCACGGTTGGCGATGCACCTCCCGCCAACCCGCGCGCAGGCGACCTGTGGTGGGACTCCGTCGGCGGCAACCTCTACTTCTTCTATATCGACCCATCCGGCCCGCCGGGGCAGTGGACCGCTGCGACAAACCAGCCGGGCCCGGGAACCGAGAACGTCCTGACGGTCTACCCCGGAACCGGCGCGACGGTGACGCTGACCGGCGGCGCATCGAACGTCTATGTCGCGACTGGCCCCTTGGCGGCATTGACAGTAAGGCTCCCACCCGGCCCGGTAGTTCGCGACACCGCCCAATGCTGTTTTGCCCAACCGATAACCGTCCTGACGGTGCAGGACGCCGACGGCGCGGCGGTGGCCGGCGCCCCGACCTCAGCTTACGGGCCCGGCGCGGCGCTGATCTTCCGCTACGTCGATCCGGGAATGTGGGTGCTCTGGAAGTAGGCTTGTGACCATGATCGACTTCCCCGCTTCGCCCAGCGTCGGCCAGGAGCACACGCTCGGCACTTCCGGCATGGCCGGTTATGTCGTGTGGGTTTGGGACGGCGCGAAGTGGGTTGCGGGGCCGCGTACTGGCGGCGGCATATCGGTAACGCCGCCGGCAACCGGCGGCAGCATAACGGTTACCGGCACGACGAGCTTGCCGGTGGGGTTTGGCGGCTTTGTCAAAGTCGAGAATGCCGCGGCGGCGCCGATCAGCGTCTTTCTGCCGGCGACCCCGAACGATGATCAGGAGATTGAGATCAAGGACACGCTTGGTAACGCCGGCACCTATCCGGTTACGGTCGATGGCGTGGGTAAGATGATCGAGGGAGCGCCAACGATCGTGATCTCGTTCAATTACGGTTGGGTTCACCTGACCTATACCGGCACGATTTGGGCGCAGATATGAGGCGCCTCTTTGCCGCTTTGGGCCTGCTATTGGTCGCGCCGGCTTATGCTCAACAGGTGCCGCACCCGGTCGGCGGGCCCGACACCAGCGTTCCCGATAGCCTGCCGTGCTGGGGTAACACCACCGGCCAGGCGCTGAAGCAATGCACGACCATCACGGCGCCGATCACCACCTCGGCGACGATCGACGGGCTGGTCGATACGGCCCCTGGCGGGCCGGGGATCGGGGCTTTTGGCGGGTACGCGCAGAACCTGTTCCAGCTCCGCGGCAATGGCCACACGGTCGGAACTGCGCCCTACACCCCGCCTCTGGTCGCGCTGGAAGGCGACGCGATCTCGGAGACCGGCGGCACGACGTCCAACACGACGCATGTCGGCGTTATCGGCTACAGCTCGATGAACACGACGCCCTACACCTACAGCGCCGGCAAGCTAGAATACTGGATGGGCGGCTACTTTATCGGTGGCGCGACGACGACCTGCGGGGGAGCATTGCCGGCGACGCCGTGCACGATGATCTGGGGCATCACCAGCCACGCGACCTTGTATCCCCCCGCCGCCGCGGTGCTCCACCTGACCGGGGTTGAAGTCGACGTGGACAACAAGGCCGGGACGCAAACCGCCAACCGGGTCGGCATCCACATCGGCGACATCGGCGCCCTGCAAGCCGAGCCTGGCGGTTGGGATGCCGGCATCACGATCTCCAAGGGCCCGACCTCGATCGGCTTCCGCAACGGCATCGATTTCACCAATCTGGCCGGCGGCTTTGGGGTGGCGGCGGATGGTTGGTTGATCAATGCCACGGCGTCGGGCACGGTCGGGGGACTGATCAATTGGTTCAACGTGACCTGTACCGGGCCTTATGCGGTCGCCCTGCAATCCGGCTGGGGCGTGACCTGCGACGGCGGCATGGGGTTACCGGGGAAGACGGTCGCCAGCCTGCCGACATGCACCGGGCCGTTAGGCGGGCGCGCCTTTTATGTGACCGATGCGGCGGCGGCGCCGGTTTATCTCGCACCGACCGTGGGTGGTGGCGCGGCAAAGGTGCTCGCGGTCTGCAACGGCGCGGCGGGACAATGGCAAAACCATTGAGATGGATGCTGGCGTTGTTCCTAGTGCTGCTGGCGGGGACCGCATTGGCCCAGGCGCCTTTCGCCAGGCCGCCGTTGCCGACCGCCCCGCAGTCCTCACCATCGTCGCCTCCGGACCCGTGTGTACGGGGTGACGACCTCGACCGGCTGTCTTGCCAGTTGGCGCAGGCCAATACCTTGGCGATCCACCTGCAGCCGCAGCTCCGTTCGCTGGTCGGGGCACTGACCGAGATGCGCAGCGCCAACACCTGGTGGGCCGAATGCGTCGCCAAGCCGGCCTGCGTCGATTGGGCTAACGGCAAGTAGATGGCGACGGTCATTTTCACGGTATGTGTTTTGTACCTACTGGCCATCGTCATCGTCGGCGCCGCGCATGAACCGCGGCTGCGCAAGCCGAAGAAGCCGCCGGCATGACCGTCGCGCCGTGGCCGGAATGGCTACCCGATCAAGCGGTGTTCGGCAATGCCGGCAGCCCGACCATCAAGAATTGCGTGCCGCTGACGCCGCGCAGCTACGGCCCGATGCCGAGCGCGGTGGTGCATTCGGAGAACGCCTTGGACGAGCGGTGCCAGGGCAGCTACTCGGCCAAGGACGCCAGCAACAACGTCTATATCTTCGCCGGCGACCGGCAGAAGCTCTACCAGATCCCGCCCGGCTCCCGGACGCTGGACACCGCCGGCAGCGGCTTCGCGACGCTGCCCGTGACCTCGACCGGCGGGTTCTGGTCGATGACCAGCTACGGGACGAGGATCATCGCGACCAACGGGGTCGATCCGCCGCAGACACTGATGCTGGGCGACACCAATTTTGTCGATCTGCAGCCGGGCGATCCGGTCGGGCCGCCGATTGTGCCGGCGGCACCGCGCGCCCGCTTCTGCGCGGTGGTGAAAGACTTTCTGTTCCTGGCCGACACCACCGATCCGGTCGACGGCCATGTGCCTTATAGGACGTGGTGGTCGAGCAAAACCGACCCGACGAGCTGGCCGACACCTGGGACGGTTGACGCGCTCCAGGTCCAATCAGATTTCCAGGATCTGGTACAAACAGACTTAGGCAACATAACGGGGTTAATTAGTGGTTTTGCGCCAGGTAGTGATGTAGTTATCTTTTGTGAACGTGGGCTCTACACCGCCAGTTATACTGGGCCGCCTCTGCTTTATAATTTCCGGGTGGCCCAAGGCGCATCCGGCACGCTGTCGCCGCTCTCGATCGTGCAAGATCACGCCACCTCTCAGGCCGGCATCCGGCCGGTCGTCTATTACCTCAGCGAGGACGGCTTTGCCGCCTTCGACGGCTCGACCAGCTTCCCGATCGGCGCGCAGAAATTCGACCGCGCTTTCTTCCGCGACCTAGACGACGCCTACATCAACTATGTGCTGGGCGTCTCAGACCCGCGCAGCCGGGCTATCCTGTGGGCATATCCTAGCGTCGGTTCAGGCGGGCTGTTCAACCGGCTCCTGACCTACAATTGGGAACTCAACCGGGCCACGATCACGGAGCTGGAGCCAGCGCAATACCTAGAGTTTCTGACGACCGCGATGTACGGCCAAGCCTACACGATGGACAATGTAGATGCCTTGTACCCCGGCGGGATCGACCAGGAGCAGCCTGACCTGGACGATCCGTTCTGGACCGGCAATGCGGCGAGCCGCCTGACTATGTTCGACATCGACCACCGGCTCAACATCGGTGGCGGCCCGGCTCTGGCGCCGACCCTGGAAACCGGTGAGATGCAACCGCATGACGGCCGCCGCGCCTTTGTGCAGATGACCAGGCCGCTCAACGACGGTGGTGCCGCCACCATCGCGGTCGGGCACAGAGAGCGCACCACCGACCCGGTGACCTGGGAGGCGCCGGTCAATATCAACCAGATCGGCGAATGCCCGCAGCGTAGCTCGGGCCGGTATCTCAGGTTCCGCATGCAGATGCCGGCGGCGCAGGTTTTCACCCACATGCAGGGGATCGATGCCCAGCTCCTGCCGGAAGGCAAGCGGCGCTGATGGCGGCCCACAGCGCGGCTGCCAGCATCCAGCCGGTGCCGCCGGATCAGCCGCCGGAGGGCTATGCGACCTGGCTGCGGGAGATTGCTGCCGCGGTCAACCTGATCGGCAGCCAGATCAACAACCGGGCAGGATTGCCTGACGCCGCCAACGATGCCGCCGCCGCGGCGCTGGGCGTGCCGGTCGGGGGGGCCTATCGCAGCGGGTCCGCTCTTATGGTGCGGGTTGTATGAGCCTGACGACCTGGGAGTTGCACGGGTTCCTACCGCACCCGACCCCGGACGCCGTCCAGGTCGAGGTGCGCCTGCCGTCGCTCGAAGAGGTGGTCGAGCACTGGACGATCATCGGGCCGCTCTTGCACAAGGCAACCAGCCGCAACGGCTGCTATGAGCCATTGGACCTCCTCCAAATGGCAATGGCTGGGCAGGCCGGGATCTGGATCTGCGAAGTGGATGGCGAGATCCGGGCCGCGGTGGTGACAAGGGTCACCGTGTTCCCGCGGCGCCGCATCCTCGAAATGATGGCGGCCGGCGGCAGCGGTATGCGGCATTGGATCGAGCCGCTGCGGACCGCGATGCGCGCCCATGCCCGCGAGATCGGGTGCAGCCATATCGCATCTGTCGCCAGGCCGGGATGGCTCAGAGCCTGGGGCGCCACACCGACCGGTGACATCGGCATGGTGTGCAATATCGAGGACACGCCATGAAGGGCTCAAAGCCCGCCGGCCAGACCACCACCCAGACAATAAACCCGACCCAGCAGATGCAGGCGCCGTTCTTGCAGTCGGGTTGGAATGCGGCGCAGAACCTCTACGACACGCAGCCGCTGTCGTACTACCCCGGTCAGACCCTGGCGGATTACCGGGCGCCCGACCCGATGGTGGGGAACGCCTACAACAACATCTACAACGCCGGGCAGAACGTCGCTGCAGGCCTGCCCGCCTTCAACGCCAACTATGCCTCGATGGGGCAATACGCGCCGCAGATCGCCGGTTATGCCAACCAGGCGGCGCAGAACAACAACGCCGGGCTCAACTCTCTGATGCAAACCGCGCAAGGTGGCGGGCCCGGCATGGAGCAATTGGCCAGGTCGGCCAGAGGCGAATACCTCAACAGCAACCCCTACCTCGACGCCGCGATCCAAGCGGCACAAGATCCGACGATACGGAATTACCAGACCTCGATCGCGCCGACGATAGATGCCGCACTGGCGCAGAGCGGGCGCTATGGCTCGGGCGCGCAAGCCGGGCTTTACGACACATCGCAGCGCAACCTTGGCCGCGCGCTGGGCGACATCAGCACGAATATGAGCAACCTCAACTACAGCCAGGAGCGCCGGCTACAGGATGCCGCGGCGCAGCAATACAGCGGCCTCACCAACCAAGCCGGGAATGCCTACGGGCAACTCTACAATTCCGGTCTCGGCTTGGGCATGACCGGTCTCACCGCCGCGACCGACATCCAGCGCCAGATCGCCTCGCTGTTCCCGCAATGGGCCGCCGCGCAAGGCCTGCCGGCGCAGGCGGAACTGCAAGCGGGCCAAGGCCTGACCCAGCTCGGGCAGACGCAGCAGGCGCGCGAGCAGGCGCAGCTTGCCGACCAGAGGGCGCGGTGGGAGGGTAACCAGCAAGCGCCCTACGATACGCTCAGCCGGTATCTGGAAAACATCGGCGCAAAGAACCCGGTCACCGGCACCCGCAGCGAGTCGTCCCCGTATTTCCAGAACCAGGGCGCGAACATCCTCGGCGGCCTGGCCGGGGCGGCCGGGCTTGGCCGCAACCTCGGATTGTTTGGCGGCGGTGCGGCAGGAGCTGCGGCGCCCTTTGGGGCGTTAGCCGATGCTTCGATCGCGGCCGGTGGCCCGCCTCTGGCCTTAGGGCTGGGAACGACTGCGGGGTTGGAGGGTTTGGCCGCTGCCGCACCGGCCGCTGCCGCCTGGATCATCTGCACTGAGCTGATGCGCCAGAAACGGTTGCCAAAGCGCCACTGGGCCGCCGGGCTGCGGGTTTTCGAGCAATACCCGGAGATCGGCAAGCGCGGTTATTACGTCTGGGCAATCCCGAGCGTGCGGCATCTGCGGCGCCACCCGGACAGTCTCTACTCGCGCTTCCTCGGCGCCGTCTTCCGCTGGCGCGCCGAGGACATTGCCGCCCGGGTTGGCGTCAAAGGCGCCCGCAGGCTGTGGCGCGGCCGGGCTGTCACGGCTGCCTTGGTGCTGCCGTGTCTGGTGCTCGGCGTTCTCAGCGGCCCACAGGATTGGTCTCAAGTGTATGACAAGGAGCACGCTGCATGATGCCGTTCCCCGAGCCGCGTGGCGATATCCGCGTCCAACTGGCGGCGGTGATGGACCCGAAGCACCCCAAGCGCGCCTGTTTTGTCGTGCCGGAGGATGCGGGCCAGATCCCCTATGTCCTCAATGCGTTCATCGAGACGCGCGCCGAGGGCACGCTGGTCACGACGCGAGAGGATTGGGCCGATGCGTTTTACGGTTGGCCCACTGGGCAGCCGGTCCTGTTTGACCGAGCGATGGCAAAAATCCTGGGCTATCCCGAGGCCAAGGACGACGTCGTCAAAAACTGCGGCGGGCGCCCGGTGGCAAATGCCCGAGCCGTGCAGGTTTGGGATGCGGACGGCTGGGTGGTTATTGAGGCATTTGCCAGCCCGGCCGGGTTGCAGGCGACCCAGGACGAGTTGCGGCAGCATATCCCGCCCGGCGGCAGCATGGTCGTGCTGACCCCGATCGAGGCAATCGGCCGGCGGCTCTTACTGCGAGAAGCGGGAAACTGATCGATGGCTGACATCTCGGCGTGGTCGCCGGTCGACGAGTCGAATACCGCGGCCCCGCCTGCCGGTTGGCCCGAGGGCATGCCTCATTCCGCGGTGAACAACAGCGCCCGCGCGATGATGGGGGCGATCAGGCGCTGGTACGACACGATCACGGCGCAGGTCGCCAGCCTCACGACATCGCTCGGCAATTACCTGCCGCTCAGTGGCGGCTCGCTCTGGGGGCCGCTGTCGGTCAACGGCAATTTGTTTGTTGTCGGGCATGCCTATGCTACCAACATCACCGCCAGCGCCGACATATCAGCAACCGGCGGCACTGCGTATCTAGGCGAAGTGCAGATTGCCGGAGCCGTCGATGCCACCGGCGAGCTGTCGTCCGACACTTCAGTCAACACGGTTTTCTATCGGCTGCGGGGTGCGACCTTTGCCTCCGCGGCGGAGGACTTGTCCTCGGTGCAGATCGGCGACGGCACTGCGATCAACCTCAGCCTCTACGGCGGCGTCGCTGCAACCAACTATTACGACAACAACTCGCACTATTTCCGCAACCGCGGCGGGTTCAGCACCTACGCCATCTTTGCCCCCGGCGGCACGTTCAATGTGAACGGCACCTGGGGCACCATCTCGGACCGGGCTTACAAGAGCGACGTCCACGCATACGACCGCGGCCTCGACGCTCTGCAAAGCTTGGCGCCGGTCTCGTTCCGTTATTCCGGCGGGCCGTTCCGCTCGGAGCGATTCCACTACGGTTTGATCGCCCAGGACATCGAGGCCCACGTCCCGGAGATGGTGGAGACGGTCAACATCGACGGGGTCGGCGTCCTGACCCTGCAGCCCAGCCACGCGATCTGGCTCTTGATCAACTCGTGCAAGGAACTCGCGGCACGGGTCGAGGCCTTAGAGCAGCGAGTTCTCTAGGAGGAAAGCAATGTCCGACTTCGGTGCAGTCTACGATTACGCCCTGATGCTCGAGGCGAGCGTCCCGGCCGGGATGATGGCGCAGTTCGAGGCGATCCGCCCGGCCGTGTTGGGCATGACCCCGAGGCAGAAAGAGGAAGCCGAGAAATTGGCGGCGATGTCGCCGGAAGACCGGGCCAAGGCGCAAGCTGAGATCGCCAAGCGGAACGAGGAGGCCCGCGCCAAGTTTGAGGAAGAGGCGGCCAAGAGGGCAGCGGCGGCCGCGCCCAAGCCCGCCCCCCCGCCGGCAGCTCCGCCCGCCCCGGCAGCACACCCGGCACCCGAAAAGAAGTAGTCAATACGGGAGAGTACGTACATGGCCGGCTTGTTTGAGGGCCTCCTGGGCGGCGGTAGCGATCCGTATGAATTGTACGGCGATCTGCTGAACGACACCCAGAAGGCGGCGCTGCGCGATCAGCAAACAACCCGTGGATTGCTGCAAGCGGCGGCTATCTTCTCCAAAGCTGGCCAGGCTAGCCGGTTGCCGGTCTCGATCCCGTGGGGCGAGGCCGCTGCCGCATTCGGCGGCGGCCAGGATGAAGCCCTCAAGGGCATCATGACGGCGGCTCAGATCCGCGAGTTACAGTCCAAGGCCAAGATCCGCGATCAGATGTTCGGCCCCGAGGCGAACGCCAAGATGGACGCCTTGCTCAAGGCCTTTGGCATGGGCGGTGGCAGCACCGGAACGCCTGCCGCTGCAAGCGGCCCATCGCCCGCCGGGACGTACATCCCCGACCCGGCCAAGCCTGCGCTGCCGATGGTTAACCCCGCATTGGGGCCGGTCGAGCTTGATGCCGGCGGCACGCCAGCGGCAGGCATGCCGACAATCCCGCTCGACGCCCCGGGGCCGCAAACAGGGCTCTTGCCGCCGCCGGATCAAGTTGCCGGACTGAGCGGCCCCGGAGTCTTAGCCAGGATTGCCGCGATGCAACAGGGAGGCGGCGGAGGGAGCCCCGCCCCTTTTGGCGGCGACCAGGCATCTTCCCTTCGTTTGGCTAGTCATATCAACTATGGCGGAACTGGCGCGTTGGGCAATCCGGCTGAGGCGGGGTGGCGCAGTAGCAATATTGTTCCGGTGCCCGCTCCCGGCGGCGCATCGTTTAATGTCCACCGCGCTGCCGCACCTGATTTTGCCGGCTTTCTGCAAGACCTGAGTGCGCTTGGCTACAAGATCGATCCAAAAACTTCCGGCGGGTACAACTATCGCAACATCAGAGGCAGCAACTCGTTGTCAGAGCACGCCTATGGCACGGCGATCGACATAAATTCCAATGCCAATCTGTACACGCGGGATGGGCGGAAAGTAACGGATCTGCCGCCGGAGGTGGGCGCCCTGGCTGCCAAGCATAACCTCGAATGGGGCGGGAACTGGAAAGATCCCGTCGATACAATGCACTTCCAGTGGCGCGGGCCGGGAGGCGAGGCATCCGCCACCGCAACGCCCGGCGGGCAAGATCAAGTCATCCCATCCGGTCAAGGCGTCCCGGCAAACATGCTCCGCACCGTTGCCGACACCGGCGGCGGCGTCCCCGGCATGCCGCCGGTTCCGGTGCCGCCAGGCGTCAACCCTGCCGCGATGAACGGGCTCTTGATCGAACTGGCACGCCGCAACGCCGCCGCGGAAGCGCTCGGCATGGGCAATCCCTACGGCAGTATGCTCAGCGTGTTGCAGGGCTCGCCGCAGTACAAGGCGGCGATCGAGACCGCCACCAGGGGTGCGGGCCTGCCGTTTGTCAGGCCGGAGGCGGCAGAGAAAGCCGCAGGCGCCTTCCCCTTCGACATGGCCGGGAAACAGTACCAAGCCGCGCTAGACCGGGCGACCAACGAGGCCAAGATGCTCGGCGAGGCCAGGAACGATCCTGCCGAGATCAAGGTATCGGACGGCAAGGGCGGCGAAGTTATCGTGCAAGGAACCCGCGAGCAAAAGGTCAGGGCAGCGCAAGGCTTGCCGGTGCCGGAGCTTGGTATTACCGGCATATTCCGCCCCGGCGCCACGGGGCTTCCGCCAGCCGGGTCTCTTGCCACCACACCTGTTGATCCGCCGGGATACGCGGAAGCCACCACCATTATGTTGAAAGAGCGGCGGCCTAAAGCTGAAGCCGCGGTGAAGAGCCTCAATTTCAACGAAACCGCCCAGCGTCTCCTTGATGCCGGGATTATCTCCGGCTATGGGGCGGGGTTCCGTCTCGATGCCGCCAAGGCAAAGGCCTTGCTGGGATGGGATGACCAGCGGATTGCCAATACTGAGACCTTCCTCGCGACCCAAGCACGGCAAGTTGCTGCCATCTTAGGGTCGGGTGACTTTGGTTCCGGCGCCAGTATTACTGACGAAGACCGGCGACAGGCCGCTAGGATGGCTGGCGCCGACAGCGCTCTCGATGAGAAATCATTGCGCTTTTTGGTCCGCCTAAATGGTACTGCGGCGAATTGGGAAATCGATCGGTACAAGGCTGACGTAAAGCGCCACGACCCTAAAGGCCGGTTGCCAATCTTGCAGATCGATGTGCCGCCAAAGGCAGAAACCAAACCATCGGCCAATCAACCGACCCCAATCGGCCAATCGAAAATCGGTGACAAATCTTACGTCAAATGGTCCGACGGCCAGTGGCGCCCGGAAGGCGAATTGCCGGGCGAGGAGAAGCGATAGATGCCGGTCACCGACAAATTGCTATTGGATCAACTGGAACGCTCGCTTGCTGCGCCGCAGGCGGGTGGCGGCTATGCCACATCCGATGATCCCGCCTTTAGCGGTGGCCCTGCCGTGACCCCGGATATGGCAAAACAACTCGACACCCAAGGAACGCAATACCGCGGGAACATTCTACCGCTCCGCGTCGATCTAGCTGGAAAGACGCATTTCGACCCAGAGGCAGGCGTCCTTGGCAGCCTGATCTCTGGGCTGACCGCGCCAGGCGATGTTTGGCGCGGCAATGTGCCGGTGTTCAACGCGCGCGGCGATATCAATCCCGAAATGAACCGCCGCGCCGCTGATATGGCGGGGTTGATCGCCCTTCCAAGCCCCGGAGCAATGCAAGGCAGGGTGGCGCCGATGCAAGGCCCGAGCGCGCACCAGCTCGAAGGCTCCGGCGGGCGCGGATACAACGCAGTGCGCGACAGTGGCTTTGAGTTCAACCCGCAAGTGGTGGTCGACACCACCAATCGTGTTGCTAATCAATTAACCCGAGAGGGTTTTGGCACCCAGGTCGCGCCGGAATTGCACAACATGTTGGAGCCGCCCGGTTACATCCCGCCTGGCGCCATCGCAAACGCCGATACGTTGCAGGCTATCCGCAGGAACTTGGCCAATGCCGGAAAAGACCGGCAGGGACGCGCCGCTTCAGGCATGGCGGTTGGCGAGTTTGACAAAATCCTGGAAGAACTGACGCCAGAGAACGCCCGATTCCGGCCCGATACCCCAGGCGCCGCCACGATCCCGGCGACACAAGCAGACATCGACGCGTTGGCGGCATTACAAAGAGAGGCGCGGCAGGATTGGGCCGGAGCGCAGCGAGTTAATAAGCTATCGGGTGAATTGGATGCCGGCATCACCGGGCTTCAAGAGCGCGGCGACGTTCGGGCAGCGGCAACCCATTCGGGGATGAACCTCGATAACGCATTGCGGCAAGAGGTCTTAGCTTTCCTCAAAAACAAGAATGCCATTCGCGGCTTTCATCCAGACGATCTCAAGGCGCTTAGAGATTTTGCCGAAGGCAATGCTTTACGCAGTGCATTGCGGTTGAGCAGCAATGCACTTGGGGGCGGTGGTGGTCTGGGTGCGCTTGCTACCGGGTTTGCCGGGGTTAAAACCCTTGGCAACGCCTTGGGATCATCTCTGCCGGTTCTCGGCATGTTTCTCAAGAACGCACAGAATACCCTGGCCAGCCGTGAATTGGAGGCGATCCAGCGGACGATTGCACAACGCACGCCGCTCGGGCAGACCTTCCGCGATGCGACGCCAATCATCCCCGGCATGAGCACTCGTGATGCAGCGGTCTGGCAAACCGTGATGCCGGGATTGCTGGGAAGCGTGCCTCGCCCAGAAGAGCTACGCCCGCGCGGCGTAGGGCCGGTTATCTAGAAGAGCGCTCTGACGATAAGGCACAGCAACAGCGCCGGGATGACCAACGGGGCAATCAAGGCGAGCAGCATGCCCGCCAGCCGGAGCAAAATTTCCCCTAGCGGCATCAGCAAAACGATGATGAGGGCAAAGACGATCGGCCATAGCGGAACCGCCATTACGTCGCCTCCACCAACCCAAGCCGCTGCTCGATCCGGTCACCAGTGCTTGATGAGCATCGCGACGGTGGCGGCGGCATTAATTCCAACCGCCCAGAACACGACCGTTAGCTTGCTTTCAAGCCGGTCCACGCTAGCATCGAGCTTAGCCTCCAGCCGATCAATGCCGGCCTTCATGGTAATGCTTAGCCCATCGATATCGGCCTTGGTCGCAACGTCCTCGCCCAGCGCCGCGTTGAGCGCCTCGGCGGTGGCGTCAGCCGCTTCCTGGCTAAATCCGCCTTTGGCGTGCAGGGCGCGGGACAGCTTCAACGTGTCGATGATGGCCATCATCCCCAACCCATAACCCGAGCCAGCACCGCCAGAAATCCGGTAAGGGCGCCCAGGACAGCCGCGAGAGATAAGAGCGGCGCCGTCCACCGGTCACGGTCGAACTTGGCCGCCTCGGACATCAGCTTGCGCTGCTCGGCAACGAATTTGTCGCTCTCGGCAAGCCAGCGGCGGATCTCGATCTGGGACCGGAAGGCGTCATCGCTCATAGGGGCATCACCGCGGAAATGCGGGTGTGGTGCTGGCTACTGCTGCTGCTAAAATCCGGTAAGCCATGATCGAACCTCATTCGTTCGGTGTGGTCAGGCGTCGGGCGGGGAGATGCAGACCCCGTTCGGCGCCGTTCTTATGTGGGGGCTCGGCAACCTACGTGTCCAGCGAAATAGATGGTTAACCCCGCGTGAGCCCGGACGAGATCCCGCTGCGCGACCGGCTGATCGCGATCGAGCGCGACGTGGCGCATTTGCTGGACGAGTCGCGCGCGATCCGCACCACGCTCCACAGCCTGGTTGCCGGCGCGATGTCCGAGCATGCGCAGGCGATCCAGGCGTTGCGGGCGGCGCACGACCAGCGCACCGGCATCTGGTGGACGGCCGCGTGGATACTCGGCGGGCTGGTGGTTCTCGTCGGCGCCGCAGCCTGGTTGCTCGAGCACCAGTTCCAGATCATCATCAAGCCGTAATCTATGGGGGACGACGGCGAGTTTCTGAATGGGCGCATAGTTGGCGCGGCCCGCGATGAGTGATGAAATGATAAACCCGACGAGCAAGCCGACCACCGACCAGGAACTGACAGCGCGGGTTGAGGCGCTGGAGAATGAGGTCGCGGCTTTAACCGAACGGGTTACAGCTCTGGAGGGGGAGGAGCCGCCTGTCGAGCCACCGATTGAGATCGAGCCCCCGGAAGAGATCACTGGCGATCTGTCAGTCGAGATCACTCTGCCGGGCGGCACGCTGCACTTCCGTCAGGCTGATGCGACCGACCTCGGCGCCTATATCGGGGATTTTGTGCGGCAGCACTGCCGGGCGCAGCGGCAGGGCGCCTGGACGGTCTTCTTCCGGCCCGACGTGGACGGGCGGCGCGACGTGGGTGCCGGCCGCGACGAGGTCGTCGTGGAGTACGGCGCCTATGATTTCTCGGTGTCGCCGACCGTGCCGGTAGGGCAGCGGGCGCATATTTTGCAGCCGTTCACCGCAACCATCAAAAGTGGTACTGCGCTCCTGGCAACCATCATCGTGCCAAAACAATACTGGCTGACCCGCTGGCGCTGGCAGTCGGCGCCGCGCCCGATCGTGCGCAATCACGACGATCTGGTGGCGATGAAAGCCATCCTGCCGCTGAGCGAGGCGGCGGTCTGGAACAATCCGCCGGATACCTCCTCCGCATCGGCGGTGTGGTCGGGTCCAATGGGTACGGGCGGGTTGATGGTAGCGATGGGCACCACCGGCGACCGTCAGGAGCTGGGGCCGGTCACCGACCTCCAGGGCTCTTACCTAGTACGCGGCAATGAGGCGGCGCTGACCGGCATGCTGGCGCAGGCTGAGGCGGTTGGCAGCTTCCCGTTCTGGCTGCGCAGCGACGGCGACAACTTGCTCGATGTGTTCGCGCATCCATACGAGGGTCTGCAATTCACCAGCGCCGCGACGGGGCACCCCAAGCTATACCCGGCCAACCCACCCAACGACGCGAATTTCTTCGAGCTCGATGCCGCCCACCACCCCGCGGTCGCTTATATCCCGTGGCTGCTGACCGATGACCCCTTTTTCCTCGAAGGCGCGCAGATGCAGGCGATCTACGCCGCCTGCAATGCCAACTATCATCAAATCAACCAGGAGCTGCCAGGGCTTGCCGCCCCGTCGCAGAAACGAAGCTGGGGCTGGGGCACCCGCGACATCCTGCGGATGTCGGTAATGGCACCGGAGAACCCGCCGCAGTGGCTGCGCCCTCGTAGCTACTTCCGCCGGATGGCTAATGACAACCTGACCTACGTTACGCGCCACATGGAAGACCCGCAGCCGGCCTGCCAGATCTTTCATCTCTGCGCTGGCCTCGACGCGGTGACCAGTTGGGAAGAGGGTTATACCCTCAGCGGCTTTGGCTGGCTGCGCTGGAACGGGTCGCTGCCGGAATGGGATATAGCCGTCGACTGGCTGGCGGGGACGTTGCTCGGTCTCTCCGACCCGGCTCCAGACGCCTGGGAACGGCGCTGGCCGGCGCCCTACCGGGCCTATCTCTATACCTCCGCCAACTGGGGCGAATTGTGGGCCAACTATCAGGCCGAGATGACCACCCCAATCACCATCGGCCCCGACGATAAGATTTACGAAAACCGCACCGACAACCCGGCAACCTGCCCCTCTGGACCACATTATCACGAGGTGATGCTGGGTGCGCTCACCGCGCTGGCGCTGGGTGGCGTGCCGCAGGCCCAGGAGCATGCCGACTGGATGCGCGCGAGGATGCAGCCGGTTTACGTCTCGTACAACAACCAGCCGTCGTCGTTTCGCTATGCTTATGGGGCTACCCCGGTCTAGCGGCCCGCTGGCGGCGTGGGGTTACACCCTCTGCCACCGCTCGCCGATATTAGCGCGGCCAAGTGGCGGGTCGGTAGAGACTGCGCGCGAATAGGAACCCGACTGCGTAGCCGACCAGGCAGCCAGCGAACCCGCCGATGAGAAGCGCCTCCTCGGGGCCGATCACGCCGGCAGCTTCTGCCACTGCTCGGCAACGATCCGCTCCATTTCGGCGCGGTCGGCCGGCGCCAGCGCGGCGCGCGCCTCTTCCAGATTAACTTCGTTGGCGCCGAGCAGATCGGCGAGCTCGTCCGAGGCGCCGCAGCGGCGCACCTTGGGCCCGAACAGCGCCAGCGCCCAGGTGCGCCAGTCCGGTTTGCCGTTCTTCAGAGGCGCCGCGATCTCCAGCCCGCTGGGCTGCGGTGGCGGCGGCTCGGCCGGCATGTGGTGGTCGACCTCGGCCAAGCCGAAAGGATCATCGTCAGCGGCGCCCAGTGGCGCGTGGGGCGCCTGTTCCTCGGCGGGGGCCTCGGCTGCCGGCGCGGGCGTTGCCTGCTGCTGGCGCGCGCGGCGTGCGCCCCGATCCGGCTCGGCGCGGGCTGCGGTAGGCGCCGGCGCCGGATCGGGTGCGCCCTGCTGGCTTGAGGGGAATGAGCCACCAGCAGGTTTCGGATCGAATGGGTTGACGGCGGCGGCGGCGATCTTCTGGTAGCCATCCAAACCGGGCCGCAACACGTCCCGTTCATCTGGTAACAGACCGCTCCGCCAAAACTCCCGGAACGCCGTTGTCCCGCGCTTTGCGGCCGCATGCGCCTCGGCGAATATGTCACGTGCCGGAAAGTCCTCCACTTCACCCGTGCCGGCCGCGAATTGGTCGAGGTCGGCAGCGGTGTCGGAAGCGCTGGCGGCGGGGCCTCGGATGGGAATGTCATCGACTTCCGTTTCATCCAGGAATCCGAGGCCGGCGATGGACAGCGTCACGCGGCGTTTCGCCTTGGTGATGCACTTCAGGGTCGCGTTGGCACGCGCTTCGCCACGCAGGCCGGCGATGCTGACAACACCGAAGTCTTCGTCGCGGCGGCCGGTTTTGTCACTCGCCCGAACGTGCACGGTCAGCATGTCGCCGTCGACTTTCTGGGACACCACCTCAACGGATATACCGTTGATTTTGCGGAGCTGATCGGCGGCGTCGCGGCGCGCGTACAGCACCAGGCGGCCGGATAATGTGATGAACTCCAGCGGCCTGGTGAGCGGGTTCAGCCCGACGCTGTCACATACGGACTTGTAATACTGCACACGCTCTTGTGGTGTCAGCCGGGCTAGGTCGCCTTTGGTTATGACCTGTTCGATGATGTCGCCGCCGTGCAGCGGCACAACGTCATTCTGTGGCATCGGTTACCTCCTGTTCATCCACGGCGCGCACCCAAAGATGGCGCCATGTTTCTCCGCGGCGGATGCGGCTCACCTGGGAGCGTCCAAGACCAAAGCGCATCGCGACATCGTCGCAAGTGCCCGGCGCGTCATGCACCCGTCGCACCACGTCTTCGGTCAGGTGCGCGAGAGAATTCGCCTCACCGCGGGGTGCCCGTCCTTTCGCGACTTTATCGCGGGTGTTATCGGCGTTAGTGCCAAGGAACAGGTGTGCAGGATTTACGCACACTGGATTGTCGCAGCGGTGCAGGACGTGTAACCCGCTCGGGATTGGTCCGCGGTATAACTCCCAAGCCACCCGTGTGGCGGTTAGGGCTTTGCCGTCTACGCGGATCTTCGGTTGGAAGTACGGGGTCTGATTCCCGCGTCGGTGCGTGCCCTTTGCTGCCGTCCACGGCCAGCAATCGTCAGCCGCGCCTTGGATAAACTTTTCAGAGAACCGTGCGGCCAGCGACAGAGGCAGAGCCGCAAACTGGCCATGAGGTCCGCGAGGCTGCTTCATAGCTCGTCACCTTCTTCTGCTGTGCGTTTAATCCGCAGAACTCTTATGTCTTTGGCCGGTATGATAGTTTCGCGGCGATGCTGGGTACGAAATGAGAGGTTCCACCCATCGCACCACGCCGTGCTTGCCGCACCGAGACGTTCCTTTATGGAACTATCAATCTCATCAATGCGCTGCTCGGCATTACGGCGCACCGGCACGAGGTCAGCACGCTCATGGAGCAATGACGCTAGCTCGTTGTTACCGGAAAAATCCTTGTGGCTGCCGTCTGATACAAGCTCAGCCAGTCCAGATGAGGATGCGGCTGGGATGGGGAATGCGCCGACATCAAACGATTTCCAGAACTCGGCGACAGCATCGAGGATGCGCGCCTCGGCGGCCGGGTGCCGGTTCACGTCGAACAGGTACAGCGGAAAGGCCGGGCTGCGGACCATGATCGCGAGCAGGCCGCGGGAGCGCCCGCAGACGAGCATTTCGGTGAGGGTCTGCAACACATAGTGCAGCGGTCTCGTGGCTCTCCACTGCTCCCAGACGGCGGGAGAAACGGTCTTTAGCTGCACCAGCAGATCGTCGGCACCCCAGGCGTCCGGTGTGCAGCCGATGCGCAGCTCGGGGATGAGATGGAAGGTTGTCGCCCGAACGACTTGCAGCTCGGGCCGCTCCTCGTTGATGGCCGCGATGACGGCGGGTTCGAGGATGCGGCCGGCGCGCATGCTGGCGTTGTCGCCTTCGCCGCGGCGAAGGCCGCGCTTCTCGGCAATCATGTCGTCGAGCGAGACGTGTGGGTGGACGCCGAACAGCGCGCCGATGCTGGAGGCAGTGACGAGCGGCAACCGCCATTGCAGCCACTCGCCGATGGAGACAATCTCACGGACCTCTCGCGCCGGCTCGCTCATGGCGTGTCCCACGGCCCGGTGCGGGCGGGCTCGCTCACAACTGTGGCTCCCCGCCGCCGAGATAGATCCGCAGCCGCGCCTCGGCTTTGATGTAGCCGCGGACGATCTGGGCAGGCGCCTCGACGATCGCGGTGACGACGGCCCCACGATCCAGGGCGCTTGCCACCGGCATGTTGGCCTGGCGCGGCACATACCCTACGTGCATCCCACGGTAGTGGCAGGCGACGGCCCAGGCGTCGTGCTTGTTGCCGCTGTCGCGCACCAACTGCACCGTCTCGCCCGGTTTCATGCCGGCAATCGCCGCCAGCGCCCGGTCGCCGCGCCAGCGGGTGCCGACGATCACGGTCGGGATTTCGGCGGTTTCGAGTAGTGTCGGCATCCCCTAATCCTCCCTTCCGTCGAGCGCCACCAGGCGCCAAATCGCATTGGCGTGATGCTCCCAAATCTCGCGACGGAAGGCGGCGGTAGCGTCTGGGCCGCTGGTGGTCCGGTGCCCAGCCAGCCAGGTCGCGGTCAGGTCCGCCAATACCGCGGCCTGCACGGTGCTGCCCTTACCAGCCAGCAATCTCCCGATTTGTGCGCTCAAGGCCTCGATCTCACACATGATGTCATCGTCGGACATCGGCTCGGGCTCCTCATACATGCCGCACTGGTCCTGCCAGTCGCGGTCGGAGTGCGCGTTCCAGTAACCGGGCATCAGATCGCCATCGCCAGCGCGAGGCCGGCGAGCAGCAGGCCGACCAGGAACGCCTCCAGGCGCGTGGTCACGGCGGCGTTTCCAGCACGCGCGCATGCACCGCCCGCAGCGCGGCAAGCTCGCGCTCCTCGGCTTCGGTGTTCGCGAGGATCTGGCCCAGCGTGGCGATGATGCCGCGGCGCCGGTCGATCTCGTGCTCGAGCACCCGCAGCGCAGCATCGCGGCTGATGTCGGCCGGCTCGGGGAAGACATCGGCCCAGGTCAGCGGCGGCGGCTCGTGGTCGGGTTGCTCGTGCCACCCGCGCACCACCAGCACGGTTGCCGCCATCGGCCCCTGACGCTCACCGGCCAGCACGCTGCTGCAGCACCAGCCGGCCCCTTGCGCAATCATCGCGCGCACGATCGGCTCGATGGCGGTCTCCAGCGAGACGCAGGCCGGCACCCACTCGACGACGCGGTAGGCGGCGGCGGTCATCGGCGGCCTCCGCAATTATGGCCCTGAATGCAGTCGCTGCCCGGCAGGAACGCCGAGCCGCGCTCGCAGCGCATCGCGGCCGGCGGCCGGTCGGCCAGCCAGCGGCCGGCGGCGATGGCGTCCCGCGCGGCCTCGCAGGTGCGCAGGCTGGTGGCGGCGACGACCTCCTGGTGGTCGGCGCCCCACGACAGCAACAGCAAGTGCGGGTCGAAGGCGAGCGCCAGGCCGGCGGCGAGCAGCATCGAACCAAGCCGGAACGGCTGCATGCACTGCACGGATTTTGCACGGATTGCGCCGGTTTTTGGCCACCTTGCGTGGCCTTTTTGTTCGTTACAGCACTCGCCTGGTTTTTCGTAACGTGCTGTTTTTATAAGGAAGAATTCGGTGCTGCCGCGGGGGCTCGAACCCCGGACCTCCCCCTTACCAAGGGTGCGGTCGCTCATCATCCAACCCCTTGATCTTGTACGCGCTTGCCCGGATACGGCCGGGCCGACTGCACGGATTTTGCACGCGAGGGCAAGAGCGACACCGCCTCGATCGCCGCCGGCTGCGGCACATGGGCATAGCGCCGCCCGGTCAGCGACGAGCGATGACCCATGATGGTTTCGCGCACCTCTTCCTGGACCCGGGCCAAGAGGAGCCAAGTGGCGAAGGTGTGGCGCAGATCGTGAACCCTGAGATCGGCGATGCCGGCGCGCTTGGTGGTCAGCCGCCAGGCGGTCTTGATATGTCCGCCGCCTTCGCGCTCGGCATAGGGCAGGCCCGCCGGGGTCAGAAAGACAAACCCTTCGCCCGAGCGCGGTCGTGGCAGGTTTGCCAGCATCACGACGAGTTGCGGATGCAACGGCACCCCGCGATCCTCGCCCGCGAGATGACCGCGCTGACCGCGCTTCGTGTTGCGCAAGGTCGCCCATCCGGCGCCGAGGTCGACATCATCCCATTCCAGCGCCAGGGCTTCGCCGATCCTGGCACCCGAAAGCGACAAGAACAGGATCAGCCGCCACAGATGCGGTGAGGCGGCAGCCAAGAGCCGGTCGGCTTCCTGGTAATCGAGCCAGCGGGTGCGGCCCCGGCTGAGTTTCCCGGCCGGTCGATCGAAGGCCGGCACGTCGCACCATTTGCGCGGGCTTCGGGCCGCCCAATTGAGCACTGCCGTCAACGGCATGATCAACGATCGCTGGACCGTTGCCGGGCTGCGGCCCCGAAAGCGCTGACGGATCACCTTGTCGAGTGCCGCCTGATCGATCCGGCTGCACAACATCGCCCCGAAATCGGTTAACAGGCACGCCGACAGCTTGCCGTCGCTGATCCGTTCCCGGCCGATGATCGCATCCCTCTGCGAGCGGCCCGGGTCTTTTGCGTCGAGATAGCCTATTGCGGCCTCGTCAAAGGTACGACTGACCCTGGGGCCGAGGACGCTTTCGTTGAGGATTTGCGCCTCGCGCTTGATCCGGATCGCTTCGGCAAGTTGCGGGTTCGAAGTTCCTGTAGTTTCATAGACAGGGACACGCCGGACCGTGCCGCGGAGATAGAGTTGCTCGGTTCCTTTGCGGCTGATGACCTTGAGCGGCATTTGCGGCGAGCCTCGATGATCACAATGATGTCTTCGTCGGTGAAAAGGAGCGTGTCGCCGCCCTGCACCGCCTGGAAGCCGATCGAGCGCAGAAAGCGCCGCATCGTCTGCGGAGTTACATGCAGTTGCGCGCACAACTCGGACAATGGGTGCAGGGCTGGGGGGACAGCCATCTTGCCTCCGATTGGATTGGGTGCGCGTGTCGCGCGGGGTTGCAATCCCATTATGGGGGACAAAATATCCGGGTTGGCAAGCGTCTTTTTTGCTTGTCGCGATAAGCGTCGGCGTGTCCTATAGACGTGGTTAATGCACATTCTCGGAGAGGAGAAATGGTCCCCCGGTTGCTCGGATAATTAGGCACAGGAACAGGGAGTCAGGGATGCCCGAGGTCTGCCAAAATCTACGGTGGTACAACAACGGGGAGCCGGTTCCCTGCCCGCTCGAGGAACTCGGGGCCTGTGTGGTCGAGACCGAAAGCGGCGATCTGGTCTCGCCCTCGCATTACGATACCGATCTCGGATGGGTGCGCAGCTTGGATACCGAGTCGATCGACGGGGTACGCCGCTTTGCGCCGTATCAGTTGCGATCGTCGCCGGCCCCCTCGGTCGACGATCCGGGCGCCGCGCGGAGCGACTGAACTCCTTCCAGCCCGGCCGCCGTCAGCACCCGTTCGGCGATGCCGTAAACGTCGCCGGCGCCCCGCTGCGCAATCTGCACCATTTCGATGATGAGCTTGCCGAGCCACTCGCGATATTCGGCCGTGAGTTGTCGCTCGCGATCGATCCCGCGGGGCCTCGGCGCCTCGGCTTTGCGCCCCTTCTGCCGCGTGATCGGGTCGTCCATGTGCCAGCCGCAGAGGTAGGCCGGTGAGACGCCAAAATAATCCGCCAGTACCATCAACTGGTTGGAGTTGCGCATCTCCATGTCGCGGTCGGCGTAGTCGACCGTAAAGCCGGCCTCGCGCATCGCGGCGCGCACGGTCAGCCCTCGCTTCTCGGCGAGCATCAAAACCCGATTTCGGAAAATGCCGTCGTTCCAAAGTTGGGCGTGCGTGCGGCGCTTTCTGCCGGCAGGCATGTCCGTCTTCGCCATCTCTATCCATCCTCGCCCGTGGCCGCCAGGCGATCCACTGAGCTTCGCCTTTATCGCCCTATGATGGCCCGCGCGCAACGATTTTGGGCGGAAAAAAATACGGGCAAAACACTTTATCGCACTAGGGCTTCGGCGCCGGTTGGATTGAAAGCGCGTCATCGCGGGCTGTGGTTGGATTTAAACCCTCTTGGCGGGGCTAAAAAATCGTCTTAGCCTTCACCCATGCTGTCCCCCGGCGACCTCCTCAAAGTGGCCCAAGCCTATTGCAAAGCAACGGGTTTGAGCCTGCGCGGGGCCGGCGATCGAGCCTGCGGCGAGCAGAACGGCCGCGGCCTCCTCCGGCTGGCCGCAGGCAAGGGCATCACCACCCGCACGCTCGAGGCCGCGGAGAACTACTTCCGCAACCACTGGCCGGAGAATGCCCGCTGGCCCAAGGACGTGCCGGGCGGGCCGATCGTCCAAGTGCCGAAATTCACCGCGCGAGGGTTCATCCCGCCGAGCCGCTCCCGCGCGGCATCATCTCTCGTGGAGTAAGAGCATGGCCCAATCGCTGTCAGCCGCCGCCGAAGCTAACCACCTCTCCAACAGCGCCGCCCGCGCCGACACGATCCGCGAGGCGGTGCAGTGGCTCGCCGAGAAAGAAGCCGAGGCGAAAGCAATCAACGCCGAAATCAACGAGTACAAAGCGAAGACCATAAAGGGCTCGCTCGGATTCAAGATCGCCGATTGGAACGCGATCTATCGCGTCAGCCAGCTCGAGATCGAGGACCGCGACACCCTCTTGGAAACCATCCGCGAGGGATTTGCTGCGCTGCACATCGGCGGCGTCATGGATTGGGTGGCGGCGGCGGAAACTGCGGCGCGGCGCGGCGCCAACGGCCACGCGGAGCCAGACGGCAACGGCAGCGGTCACGCGAACGGCGCGGGGGAAGCGGCGCCCAAGCGTGGCCGCGGCCGGCCGCGCAAGCCGCGCCAGGAGACCGGCGCGGAGGCTTAAGCCGTGGCCGCGCCGCTGCGCATGGTCAATGCGCGCACCGCCGAGCAGTGGGCCGAAATAATCCGGGGCCAGTGGCAGGACGGCGTGACCGGCATCATGAATGTTGGCCTGTCTTTGAACAATTCTCGCGAAGAATTGGGCAAGCGTATTTTTACTAAGATGGTTCGTGAAGACCTACGGTATGCGACGAGTACCGTTAGGCAACTTATCCAAATAGGTACAGATACCCGGTTGATGGATGTTGCCATGGCAACACTTCCAGCCTCATGGCGCACGCTATACGCCCTCAGCACGCTGACCGACGAACAATTCCAGCGCGGCCTCGACAGCGGCGTCATCCACGCCGGGATGGAGCGCAAGGACGTCGCCCAGCTGAAGCCGCCCAAGGAACCGCGTGCGCTCAAAACGGAACCGGCACTGCAGGGGCGCGAGCTGATCGAGCGGCGCACCCTCGAAACCCGCAAGCAGATCGTCTCGGTACTGCGTGAACTCGATGGTGCGGAGCAGCAACTGGAGTTCATCGCTCTGCTGCGCCTCCAGCTGGATGATCTCGAAAAGCCACGGCAGGAGGCCGCCTAGATGCACATCGGTCCGAAATCCCGATACCTCTATTCGGTCCGCGCCGACCGCGGCGACATGGTTCGGGTTTGCAGCGAAGCGGTCGACAATTCGCTCGATGCCCTGGCGCACAATGTTCTCATCGCGATCAGCAACTCAGAAATCAAATTCACCGATGACGGCATCGGCGTGTTGCTGAAGAACTTCCCGGCTCTGTTTACCCTCGGCGATCACGTCCAGCTGACAAGCACCAGGCTCGGGCGGTTCGGGGTCGGCATCACCGCCCAGGCAATCAATGCGGCGGACATGATGGAGGTTCGCTCCGTCTCGGCCGATGGGTGTTTCTTGTCCCGGGTGAATTGGCGCGATGTCTTGCGGTACGGTTGGGATATCGACGATCCGGTGCGCTTGCCACTGATGGTCGGAACCCCGACCAGCACAATCATTAAATTATCCACGCTGCGGAAACTGAAGCAGTTCACCATCAGCAAGGTGGTGGACGATCTGGCCGAGCGTTTTTACCCGGCGATTGCCGAGGGGCGAACGATACAGGTCAACGATATCCCGGTCCCATTACTCGCCGATCCGGCGATGGTCGAGGTCATCGAACAAAGTTTCGAATTCTCGAATGGTCGCACCGCAGAGCTGCGTGCGGGGCTGCTCGCTCAACCCTCAAAGATGAATCGTGTTCATGTCGGATTTGGGCACCGCGTGATCATGCCCGCCAGCCCGCTCGGCTGCGGCAGCTATACCGGGCTGAACAATATGTTTGCCAGAGTTCAGCTGGCAGGCGACGCCTGGGCTCTTAGCTCCTTCAAGAATGACCTCACCAACGAAGACCAGCGCGAGGAGCTGGAGGAAGCGCTCGAGGCTGCGATGTCCTCGATCTTAAAGAAATGCGGCAACGTCTCAATCGAGGCGCGGGTCGTCGCTATCGGCGAATTGGTGAACGAGATGCTATCCGAGGAATTGGCGGCTGCCCGGCCGCGCCGCACCAAACGCAAAGAAGCCGCGCCATCAGGCAAGCGGGAAAATAAAAATCCCGGCACGGTCGAGGCCGAAAAATCGGATGAAGCAGAAAGCGGCCCGGCAAGAAGCCGGCGCGCCCAAAAGGATCGTCTGATTATTACCTTTGAGGGCAAGGCGGCCGAACATGGCATTGGCTGGTTTGAGCCGGGGCGGCCCAACCGGGTGAACCTCTCGCCCGATGCTCCGCAGCTCGCGCGCCTGCTTCGATGCAAGGATGATGAAGTTGTGGCCTCGGCGATGTTGGTCATTGCCGTGCAGCTATTCGAACAGGGGCGGACCGAGCAAGATGCTCAACTCAAGATGCTGGAACGATCCTTTGGTCTGCGGGTCGCGCAGCATCTGCTGACCAACAATATATCGCCCGTTCCAAAGCAGGCCGGATGAAAGCGCTGGCGCTAGACCCCGGCGGCCTGTGCGGCTTTGCGGTGGGCGACTTCGCCGGCGAGCCGCGCTGGGGCACGCACCGCACCGCGCGCGGCGCCTCGACCGGCGAGGCGCTGTCGTCATTCGCCGGCTGGCTGCGCGAGCTGCTCCTCGCCGAGCGCCCCGACGTCGTGGCATTCGAGTCGCCCTATGTGCCGCACCGCGGCGCCGAGATCCCGCGCAATGCCGCCACCGTGCGCCGGTTGCACTCCTACGCCGGAATGATCGAGGCGGTGTGCTGGCGGCTGAAAATCCGGGTCTACGAGGCGCGCCCCAGCGAGATCTGCCGGCACTTCACCGGGCAAGGTTCCTGGGGCGGTCGCGACAAGAAGAAAGCCGCCACGGTGCGGTGCGCGCTCGCCTTCGGTTGGGATGTCGCCGGCCAGGTCGACGCCGCCGACGCGCTCTCTCTGTGGGCCTACGCCGAAAGCATCCTCGACCCTGTCGCCGCCTCGCAGCGGCGGGCCCGCCTCGGCATGGAGCTGTCGCTGCATCCCGAAACCAAGGACGCCCCGCAGCGAGGAACTGCGAGGCGTCGGGGGATCGTCCAACCACCAAAACGCCGGGGAGTGGCGCATGGCAATCGCAAATCAAATACGGCAGCCACCGGCAAATTTCAATTCGCCCTTAAAATGAAACGCCGGCCAATGCCGGCCGGCGCTTCGGGGAGTATGCGACATGCACCGTCGCAAGCTCTCGCTGAGGATTATCGTGATTCTGCGCGTCAGAATCAAGATCGTCCGCTAATCAGCGAGGATGGTCAACCCGCTCTCGGGCGGGTTGGCCTCCCCCGGAGCCGGCCGGCATGATCGCCGCGCTCTTTGTCGAACCCGGCGGGTGCTACTTCGGTCTGCCCGACGTCGACCCGTGGGACAAGACGCGGGACGCGCGCCTCTACGCCGGGCCGTGGCCGGTTGTGGCGCACCCGCCATGTGAGCGCTGGGGCAGATTCGCGACGCGGGGCGGTGCCCGGTTAGGTGACGATGCAGGATGCTTCGATGCAGCACTGGCGGCAGTCCGTCGTTGGGGCGGCATTATCGAGCACCCGGCTGACAGCGGCGCGTGGAAGCGTTTTGGCCTACCAGTGCCTGACCGTTACGGATGGCGACGAGACTTGTTCGGGGTGTCGGTCTGCGCCGTTGAACAGGGGCATTACGGGCATCCTGCCCGCAAGGCAACGTGGCTCTATCATGTTGGCGTCAGTTATCCGCCAGACCTGATCTGGGGGGCGTCACCGCAGCGGTTGCCGGCGAAGCGACTGGCTGAACGCGGGTATGAAAGTGCGCGCCGTTGCGGCGCCTGCTCCAATCTCAGCAGCCGGCAACGGCAACGGACGCCTCCACTGTTTCGCGATGTGCTGCTTGCCATCGTCAGAACCAGCCTACAGCAGGAGCGTGCCGCATGAGCGCCTCGGAGAGCCCCGGCAAGGTGGCGGCGCCCGGCCGAAATCCGGCCCGGTTCGCCAGTACATGACCTGGCCCGCCGCATACCGCATCGCCGACGCGCAAGTCGCGTACTGGCAGCGCACCGGCATCACCGCCGACGAGGCCCAGCGCGCGCTGCAATGCGACTTCCCGGCCGCCTGGGACGACGTGCGCCGCAGGCTCGCCGCCTGGGCAATGGCGCATAAAGACCGATGGGAGGAGTGAATGGCAGGCGCAGCACACGACAACAACTGGATGCCGCTCTACATCGGCGACTATCTGCGCGACACGACCCGTCTGACGGTTGCCGAACATGGCGCTTACCTGCTCCTCATCATGGATTACTGGGTCAACGGCCCGCCCCCCGACGACGACCGCGAACTCGCCAGGATCTCCCGAACACCGTTGAACGTCTGGCGGCGATATCGGCGTGGACAGCTCATCAAAATGTTCACCTGTGAAGGGGGTACATGGATACACAAACGTGTTGAGATCGAGCGAGAGCGCGCACGACAGTTTAATGAGAAAAAACGCAACGGTGGTCGAGCCTCAGTTTCGAGCCGCAGAGCCAAAAAAGGCTCAGCACAGCCCGAACACCGTTCGGACCCGGAAAATGCTCAAAAAGCACCGAAAACAGCAACCAAGAGCAACGTTCCTCCCGAACACCGTTCCGAACGCGTTCGGGATTCTGTTCGAGCACAGTTACACAGTAAGAAAGAAGGATTAGCCCCTTACGAGGCTAATCCTGTCTTCCTTACTGCGCGCGACGCGACGCCGCCTCTGCCGTCGCAGGGCGACGGCGACGCCGCTCTGCGCGAAGCGGAGCCAGACCCGCCGACCGTGTTCGACGATGCGGCGCTGAAGGCTGACGCCATCGCCGCCCTCGACCGCTGCAAAGACGCCATCCGCGGCAAGCGCGGCACGCTCGACAGCCAAGCCACCTCGCCGCCGCCGCCAGACCCGCGGCTCGTCGAGTTCCGAGCCTGGCTGCAACGCCTCAATGCACTGGCCGGCGAACACCTCGACGGCGATGCCCGCTGGCAGGCATGGGAAGTCCTTGCCCGGGCCGAAGCCCTGGGCGACCCCAACGCCATCCCGCCACCCATGCTCGCCGAACTCGCAGCGATCGAGAGCCTGGAAGCCTATGCGGAGGCCGCCGAATGAGCGAGTTCAGCTACGCCAAACTCACCGAACCACAGCGCTGGCAGTGGCACGCCGGAGTGTACGCCTTCCGCCGGATCGTGCTGGGCGTGCCGGCGGCAGAGCACACATCGCCCTGCGACCCGAAGGGCGAGTGGTTCGACCAGCATGCGGTAGCCTCGGCCGAGGCGGCGATGCGGGGCCGCATTGCCGAGCAATCCCAGCGCTGCGCCGCCGACACCGCAACCCGAAACGCCATCCGCATGGCCGCCGCCGCCCTATGGCGCGAGCAGCGCTATGGCATCCAATGAGCCAACCCCGCCGCCACCCGCCGGAAGCCCTCGCGCTCTACGCCGCATACCGCGACCGCCGCGAACCGTACCGCCCGCTCGAATGCCACCACCCAACCGGTGGCAGCCCGTGCTGGGTCGAGGACGGCCCGCCGAGCATGACCACCGCCGGCCACGGCAACCGCTGCACCGGCTGTGGTGCCCCGCCGCGGCCGATCGGCCGCCGAGCAGGAAGGGAACGCTGATGGACCGACAGCTCGAAATCCTGCGCCAGATCCAGCACGCCGCCGGGCTCGACCCCGACGCCATGCTGCGCCGCGCGCTGAGGTTGCCGTGATCGCCCCTACCCCAGAACGCCTCGCCAAAGGCCCCGTGCGGCGAGCCGCGACCACATCCCAGGACACCCTCGGCCGCATCGCCCACCCCTGGCATGCACAAAACCTGCTCGACGCTCTGCTGACCAGGAACGACATCTCAGGCGAACAACATGCCGCAGGTATCCAGTTCGCCGATACATTCCAACGAGCCGGCGTTCAGCAGCTCCGCGCAACCAAGCTGGAATGGCAACCCCACGGCAAAGCCATCGCAGACTTGCCATCCGCAGAGCGCGCCTACAGGAAACTCGGAGAAGCGCTCTGCGCGCTCGGAGGCCTAGGCGCACCCACAGGCTCCATCGCATTCAGTGTACTGGGCCTCGGCGATAGCCTCACCGAATGGTCAAGGCAGCAGCACTGGACAACCACATCCTCCGCCGCCGCCAAAGGCGTGCTCATCGCTACGCTGGAACTGCTCGCTCAGCATTTCGGCTTGACAAAACGCGCATAGCGCGAAATACGAAACACCAGCATGGTAAAATCTTCGCCTGCTAAGACAACCGGAGGCCGCAATGGCGGCACGAAGATATTCACCCAAAAACTGTTCGAGCAAATCTGCGACAGGCTGGCTACCGGCGAAAGCCTTCGGGCCATCTGCCGAGATCCGCATATGCCAGATGAAAGGGCAGTGCGTAAATGGGTGATGAAAGAGGGCGCTAACCTCGGTCCGCAGTATGCACTCGCGCGCGAAATGGGATTTGATAGTCTAGCCGAACAAGTGATTGAGATTAGCGACACGCCTTGTCTTGGGCCTGACGGTTTTGTCGATAATGGAGCGGTGCAGCGGGCGCGTTTAATGGCTGATAGCCGGCGCTGGTTCCTGTCGAAGGCAATGCCGAAGAAATACGGCGACAAAGTCACCCAGGAGATCACCGGTGAGGACGGTGGTGCACTGATCACGCGCATCGAGCTGGTGGCTGTGGATCCGCGGTCTCGTGAACAGGCGATCGAGCACCACGACATACCCGAGACAAGCTCGCGACATGGCCTAAAAGGCCAGCAGAAACCCTAGAGTTTCAGGCTGACGCACGGATATGCATTCCGCTAGTCGTGCTGGTCCTACTGTTTCCTGCCAGCATGGCATGGTTTCGCTGACCATCGGGCACGAGGTCATCCTGCTCACGATCGAGGAGGCGTGGGAGCTATCCGACTACCTCGCCATTGCGGCGGACGAGGCGGAGAACGGCGTATCCGGAAGCCAGGTGGAAGCCCAGAATAGCAGCTCTCGCATAGCCCAGCAGAAACCCTAGCCCTTCCAGCCTATGCCTACCGCCTCGATAGCGGTAGCTAGGCTGAAAGGCCGCAGAAACCCTAGCCTCTCGCCCCCCCCCGGCCCCACCCATCAGGAAAATGGGTTCCCATCGCGGCTGCGGTGGCCCCGCCGCACACAGCCGTCGCTGCTCTCTGGCGGCATTTTTTTTTTGCAAATTCCGCCAACTTTTTTTTGCGGTTTGTCATTCATGACGGTGATTGCGTGTCGGGGCGGGGTTATGGCGGCGGACAGTGCGGTATGGGCGGGGGATATATTTTCGGGCCACGATCGCAAGATAACCCGGCTGGCGGACGGTCGGTTGGTGGGTTCGGCGGGGTGGCGTCCGGAGATTGAGAGATTTCTGCGATGGCTTGGGGGTAGCGAAGCGAAGCCCCCGCCGGTGGGGGAGTGTGATTTTGCGGCGTTGATTTTGGCGCCCTGCGGCATTTGGCGGGTAAATCACAAGTTTGACCTATACCGGCACATAGGGGATTGGGCGGTTGAGGGGGCGCACGACGAGTTTTTGTTGGGGGCGTTGGCCCAGGGGGCTAGTGCAGCTGAGGCGGTGAGGTTAGCCATTATTTATTGCCGGCGGGCTGGTGGTGAGGTTCAGGTGGAGTGTTTGTGATGCGGAGCATGCTGGCGGTAATGGGGTTGGCGGCGTGTGGGGTAATCGGCTACGCCGGTGGGGCCCTGTCGCAGGTGCCGTTTTTGCCTGGCGGCGCCACGGTAACGCTGGCCGTCACGGGCACCACCTCTCGGGTACAGGTTCAGGCGTCGGCTGCGGCGAAGGCGATGCGTCTGTACAACAGCGGCACGGTAGCGGTGTTCGTCACCTGCGGGGACGTGGCGAGCGTAGCCACGGTGGCCACCGGCTTGCCGGTAGCGCCTGGCAGTGTTGAGGTGATTGGCTGTGCGCAGCAGTACATAGCGGGGATCTCCGGCGGCACGGCGGCCACCCTTTACGTGACGCCTGGTGACGGGCTGTAGCATGCGGCGCATAGCGGCGGCGGCGCTGCTGGTATTGCTGGCGGCCAGCACAGCCGACGCCCGGCAGCATTTTCCGGCGCGGGGGCATCGGATATTGCCGGCGTCCAGTGCGCCGCTGGACGCATTCACCCAACCGAGCGGCGCCTACAGTTTCCGCAAGCTGAAGAGCCCTTACGCTGGCCCGGCGGTTCGCCTCCGCCGGGCCGGCGACAACGCCGAGACGGACATAAATTTCCTAGGTTGCACGGGGTTTACGGGGTGTCCGTGGGATGAGGCGGCGGCCATCGCGCATTGTGCGGCGACGAGTTGTTTTGTGAAGACCCGGTACGACCAGTCTGGCAATGGCCGGGACCAGACGCAGGCGACGGCGGCCAACCAGCCGGCCTTGGTATTCAACTGCCTGAACACCTCGCTGCCGTGCATTGAGATGACGTCGGCGACTCAGTCGCTCTCCAGCGGCAGCTTGACGCCGGCGACCGGGGTCATGAGCCTCAGTATTGTCGCCAACCGGGTGACGGTAGCGGTCGGCCAGTGCTTGTTTCTGTCTGGTGACGGCGGTTCGGGCAACCGGATCGTCAGCAGCAGTTCCAACGCTAATCAGTGGAACCTGATCAGCCCCGGTGGTGGTGGCATTAGCCCGGTGGCTGGGGTGACGAGCAACGCCTGGCACGCGGCGCAAGCTGTCGTCAACGGCGCGGCGAGTAATTTCAAGATAGACAGCACGGACAATACCGGGACGGCGACGGGTGCCGTGACGGCCGGCGGGATCCTGACGAGTGGCGTGGCTGGGCTGACGTGTCGCGGCGCCGAGGTGATCGTCTGGGACAATTACGCACTGACAGCCGGCGAGGCGACGGCGCTGGCGGCTAACCAGAAATCGTTCTGGGGCACGCCGTGAAGCGCCTGGTAACAGCATTGGCGGCGCTGGTCTTGCTGCGGGCGGATATGTACCAGGACGCCTCCAATGCGAAGCAGCCGCAGGCGCAGGCTAATCTGGGCGGCACTGCGGTCAACGTGCAGGGTTTTGGCGCCCTGCCCGATGCCGTTCGCCTGCAATGCGCAGTGACGACGTTGGCGAGCAATGCGGCGGCAACCATCGCCGCGCCGTGCGCCTTTGCTCCCGCCGATGTTGGTAAGCCGATTGTCGTTTGGAATGCCGGGGCCACGGCGGCGGCGCCGCTGGCGACGACGATCCAGGCTGTTGCCGATGCCACCCACATAACCCTGGCAGCGCCTGCAGGCCAAACTTTGGCAGCCAGTCCCCAGTATGTTTCCTGGGGCACCGACAACAGCGCGGCGATCGCGGCGGCTTACGTCCAGGCGGCGAAGCAAGCCGACCCGGCCGGGCAGCATGGCTACGTTTATTTTCCGCCTGGCATTGCCGAGGTTGGCGGGGCCAAGACGACGCGGTGGTACGGCACGACGGCTGCCGTGGGGGTGGCGCCAAACGCTTACCGCATCGGCACACTTGGCGCCGGGCCGTATAACAGCCGGGTGCTGGCGCTGGCGCCGATCGCCAACACGGCCGGGCTGGTGTTTGAGAGCGCTGGTTACGATAACGGCAACGTCATGCGCGACGTGGGTTTTGACGGCAACATGCTGGCCGCCAACGTGGCGTATCTGGCGTGCAGCCCAAACGGGCGCCTCGACAATGTGGCGTTCTCCACTCCGGCGGCAGGCGGCATCATTCTGAAGGTCGGGCAATCCGGCAGCAGCAACTGTCCGGGTCTGGTGGCGACGGCGGTGCGGTTCGACAGCACATTGGCGACGGACCCGGCGCAGTACCCGGCGAAGCAACTGGAGATCAACTCTAGCGACACGACGTGGCACAGCCCGTTCCCGAGCGGGCCGGCAAGCCAGTACGGCATCCACGTTGCGAGCACGGCGGCCAACACGGCGATGTTTGCGCCGCACACGGCGGGGCTTTACGGCACCGCCGCGATCCAGACCGATGCGACGGTGGTGTGGCTGGACGACCCGCAGATCGACAATGCCGGAGCGGGCACCCTGACCGGCATTGTCATAAACGGCGCCAGCAACAAGGTAATCGGCGGGCGGATGAACCTGCCGGCGGCGGCCAGCGTCGGAATCGTGGTTAACGCCAGCAAGGCCGGGGCGTATGTCAGCGGGTTCGACTGCAACCGCTTCAGCACCCCGGCGAACTGCATCCAGCTTAACTACCCGCTAGGCGCCAACCCCCAGATTTTTGCCAACGGCTCATCGACCATCGCGCCGGCGGCGGCGCAGAAGCTGAACCAGTTTCCGGCTGGCACGACCAATACGACTGGGGTGGCGATGGGGATGAGCCTGCAGATCACGCCGGTGGTCAGCGGGTTTGTCGAGATAAACTTTCAGGGTAACGCGAGCAACAGCGGGGCCGGCAACGGCAGCAACGTGAGTGTGCGCTACGGCACCGGAGCGGTGCCGGCGAACGGCGACGCCTGCACCGGGACCGGCGGCGCGGTGCTCAAGGCGACAAGCGGCGCAGCGGGCGCGCAATTGCCGCTGGGCGGCACGTTTCTCGCGACGATGACGCCGGGGACGGCGCATTGGGTGGATTTGTGCGTCGCGGCGATCACCAGTGGCACGGCGACGATTGCCAATGCTGACTTGAAGCTCGTCGAACAGAACCGATGGTGACGGGACGGGCCGGGCAGCTCGCGCTGCCGCGGAAGTTGGTGGAGGTGTTTTCGGGTGAGGCGCTGTACCGCGGCGCATACGGCGGCCGCGGCTCGGCGAAATCGCGCAGCTTTGCCAAGATGGCGGCGGTGTATGGGCTGCGGGCGGCGCAGGCGAAGCAGTCGGGGGTGATTGTTTGCGGCCGGGAGTTTCAGAACAGCCTGGACGAGTCATCGATGGCGGAGGTGAAGCAGGCGATCGAGAGCGAACCCTGGCTTGCTCAAAACTATGAGATTGGGGAAAAGTACATACGCACCAAAGACGGCAGGATTGATTTCACCTTTGTTGGGCTTCGGCGGAACATCGAAAGCGTCAAATCCACGGCCCGCATTAGGCTTTTATGGGTCGATGAGGCGGAACCCGTTTCGGAAGTGGCGTGGCAGAAAGCCATTCCTACCGTTCGCGAAGAGGGCGCCGAGATTTGGGTGACTTACAATCCTGAGAGGCGGAACTCCGCGACAAATCTAAGGTTCAGGATAAACCCTCCGCTAAATAGCAAGATTGTCGAAGTTAACTATAAAGACAATCCTTGGTTCCCGCCCGTTCTAGAGCAAATCAGAGCGGAAGACGAGCGGCTGCGGCCGGAGCAATACGGCCATATATGGCTTGGAGATTATGCGGTTGCGCATGTGGGGGCCTATTTCGCCAAGCATTTGAACGAGGCAAAGGAAGAGGGAAGGATCACTAAAGTAACAAGAGATCCGCTGCTAAGTGTCAGGGTGTTCTGTGATCTCGGTGGAACCGGCTTAAAGAGCGATGCTTTTGCAATGTGGGTTGTTCAGTTTGCCGGCAGAAACGCAATTCATGTTTTAGACTATTATGAGTCGGTTGGACAAACGCTGGCGGCGCATGTCGATTGGCTTAGAGATAGCGGGTGGGGTAAGGCGCAGATATTCTTGCCGCACGATGGGGCGACGCACGACCGGGTTTACGATGTAAGTTTTGAGAGCGCGTTCAGGTCGGCGGGGTTTGTTGCTGAAACTATTCCGAACCAGGGCCGCGGCGCCGCTCGGATGCGAATTGAAGCAGCTCGTAGATTGTTTCCCAGCATTTGGTTCAACGAAGAAACAACCGAAGCTGGCCGAGATGCTTTAGGTTGGTATCATGAGAAAAAAAGTGAAGACGTTAGAGATGTGGGCCTTGGGCCGGAACACGATTGGGCGTCGCATTCGGCGGACGCCTTCGGTCTCATGTGTGTTGCATATGAGATGCCACAAGGGAGGCCAAAGAAACTTAAGTATCAGGCCATGGGTATAGTTTAGTTAGAGCAATATCATTTGCCCGGTAGTTGGATTGCGTAAGGTGGCTTGTTTCCTGATATTGCATGGCCGGCAGGCGCAACAACTGTTGGCCAGCGTGTTGCCGCCACCCTTGGATAGAGGAATGACGTGGTCGTGGGTTGGTCGCAGTTTAGCGGTGAATGGCGTTTTACACCAATGGCAGTGCTTTGAATGGGAGATGAGGGTTTGCCAGTCTTCTTTCGTGAAGGTGTTCTCGGCGGCGGCTTTGCGGGCGCGCCGGCGGTGCTCGGACATGATTTTCTGTAATCGTGATTTTTCCAGATTGGCGGCTTTCCAGGCTTTGCCGCGCTTAGTGGCCGGGGCGCGCGATTTCTCTCTAAATACGGGATCGTTGGCCCAGCGGTTTTTCATATATTTTCGATTGCATTCGCGATCACGTTTCTTTTGTTCTTCGCTGCGTACTCGCCCGGCGCGCTTTTTGTCGTACTCACGCTGATATTCGCGCAATCGCTCGGCGTTTTCGAGGCGCCATTGGCGCATGTATTCCTTCTTGGGGTCGGTAATGGTCATCGAGATCCTCTTTATCATTTTCATGGTGCTGTGGCTCCTGACCTTCTTCCCGAGCGGGGTGCAGGCCGGCTACCCGTGGGCCAACGGGGTGTTGGCGTGGTTGTCGGTCCTCATGCTGGGGATATTCCTGTTCTTACCGATGGTGCGATGATGAGTAGCAGTGACAGCGCGATGTTTGCCGAGCTGGTGGTGCGGGTGGAGCGCCTGGAGGCGCGCCTGGCCGAGGTGATCGAGCGGCTCGATGGCAAGCAATTGCACGGCGAGCTGTACGGGCCTGAGGTCGACCACACGGCGGATCGTGAGGCTCGGCGTGGGCCGGGCCGGCCGCCGGGAAGGGCGGCGTGATGCCGAAACGTTCGACGAAGGTGAAAATGCAGGGTGGGAAGGAGTTGCGGCGGTCTCAGCTGCGTGCGGCGAAGGCGGAGCGGCGCAAGAGCGGGGGCGATGTGACTTTAGGAACGAGACTTGTCCCGAAGCAAAGAAAACGGGGGCCCGGCAAAGCGGGGGCTGCCGATAGGGCGAAGATGGATAGGAAGAATAAGTAGATGTTCAAGGATCTGTTTAAGTCGCAGAAGCGGAAACCCAAGAAGGCCAAGGGCGCGTCAGCCAAGGAAGCCGCGGCCGCGGGCGAGCGCGAAGACGCGCAGGAACGCGCCGGCAATGCCGCTTAAGCGCGGCTCCAGCCGGAAGACGGTGTCGGCGAACATCAAGACCGAGATCGCCGCCGGGAAGCCGCAGAAGCAGGCGGTGGCGATCGCGCTGAGCCAGGCGCGGCGGACGGGGAAGAAGAAGTAGATGAGCGACCTCGCCTACCGCGGCGCGGCCTTTTCCGGGGACGTGCTGGACCGGCGGCATGTCTATGAGCCGGGCGAGCGGCAGGAGGTGGTGCAGGGGCTGGAGCTGGATGGGCTCGACGAGGAGCACGTCAAGAACGTCATCCGGCAGGAGCTGAACGACGCGTTGGGGCGCGACGGCGGGCAGCTAAGCGCTGATCGGTTGGAGGCCTTGCGGTTTTATAACGGCGAGCCGTTCGGCAACGAGGTGCCGGACCGCAGCCAGGTCGTCATGCGGACCGTGCTGGAGGCGGTGGAGTGGGTATTGCCGGCGCTGATCCGGATATTTACCGCGTCCGACCAGATCTGCGTGGTGGAGCCGCCAGCGCCGGGGGCCGAGTCTCATGCGAAGCAGGCGACGGAATATGTGAATTGGATATTCCGCCAGAACAAAGGGTTCCTGTTGCTACACGACTGGTTCAAGGACGCCCTCCTCGAGCGCCTGGGCTGGGTCAAATACTACTGGGACACCCAGCGGGCCACCGAGACGCAGAGCTATACCGGGCTCACGCGCGAGCAGTACGACGCGCTCTTGGGCGGCGACACTGACGTCGAGGTGGTAAAGCTCACTCGTTATATACAGGACACGGACGAGTTTGGTCTCGACCGAGCTTACGTGCCGCCGCCTCCCGGGCCCGGGTCCGGGTCAATGCCGCTGCCGCCTGGTCCCACGCCGCCTGGGCTGCGTCCAGGGCCTCCACCAGGCGCTGGATTGCCGCCGGGGATGGGGCCTCCTCCCATGCCGCCAGGGCCGCTCGTATCTCCGGGGCCTTTGCCTCAAACGCCTTTGCCGGTGATGGCCGCGCCATTCCCGCCTCCTCCGGTTGAGCTTTACGACTGCACGCTACGCTACACCCGAGAAAACGGCGTGGTCACGATCGTCAACGTGCCGCCGGAGGAGATCCTGTTCTCGCGGCGGGCCAAGCGCGACGAGATGCCGTTTATCTGCCACCGCCGGCGCTGGACCTATAGCGACCTCGTCGAGCAGGGCTACGACGAGGACTGCCTGGACCTCGTGCCGTCCGACGACAGCATGGAATACAACTCCGAGCGGGTCGAGCGGCACCGCGAGGATATGGATTGGCCCGATAGCGCCAAACAGGGCCCGATGCGGGAGATATGGGTCGAGGAGAACTACTGCCGCTTGGGGCTCGAGGAGGACAGCAAGACCACCGAGCTCTACAAGGTGATGACGGCCGGCAACGGGCTGGTGATATTGACCAAGGACGGCAAACCGGCGGTCGAGGCCGTCGACGAGCCGGGGTTTGTGTCGATCTGCCCGATCCCGGCGCCGCACAAGCTGGTCGGCCTCTCTCTCGCCGATCTGACGATGGATCTGCAGCTCATCAAGTCGACGATCATCCGGCAGATGATCGACAACGCCTTTCTGTCGAACTGGCCGCGGATCGAGGTCGCCGACGACAGCGTCAACGATAACACCTACGACGATTTGTTGACCTTGCGCCCCGGCGGGGTGGTGCGGACCCGGCGATTGGGCGGCATCCAGCCGATGATGATCCCCTTCACCGCCGACAAGTCGTTCCCGCTGGTGGAGTATCTCGACCAGACGCAGGAGGTGCGCACCGGCGTCGCGCGGCACAACCAGGGGATCAACCCGGACGACCTCAACAAGACGGCGACCGGCGTCAGTTTGTTGCAGCAGGCTGCGGCGCAGCGGGTCGAGCTGTTTGCCCGGATCTTTGCGCACGGGGTCGAGCAGCTGATGCGCGGGGTCATGCGCCTGGTGCAGCGGCACCAGCAGCAGGAGCGGGTGATCCGGGTGACCGGCGGCTGGCTCAGCGTCGACCCGCGGCAGTGGCGCCAGGAAATGCCGGTGACGGTGTCGGTGGGGCTCGGCACGGGAAATCGCGACCAGATACTCCAGCACCTGATGCAGATCATCAGCCTGCAAGGCACCATCGTGCAGCAGCAGCAGGGCGTCGGCGGGCCGCTGGTCTATGCGCAGAACGTGTTCGATGCGCTGAAGGCGCTGCAGGAGAATGCCGGGTTCAAGTCGAGCTTCTTTGCCGATCCGAGCCAAGGCCCGCCGCCCGGTACGCCGCCGCCACCGCCGCCGCAGCCGAGCCCCGAGATGATGAAGGCACAGGCGAGCATCCAGGCCGAGCAGATGAAGGCTCAGGCCAACAGCCAGGCAATCATCATCAAGGCGCAGGCGGCCGAGAAGCTCCTAAACGAGAAGGCGCAGATGGACGCCTTGATCCAGCAGCAGAAGCTCAACCACGAAAAAGAGATGGCCGCGATGAAGGCCAACTTCGAGGTGGAGCTGGAGCGCACCAAGGCCGAGCACGAGCTTGCGGTTGGCATGGCTCGGGTCAAGATCGAGGGCGAGGCCAAGCTGAAAGAGATCGAGCTGAAATACGCCGCCGGGGCCTACGACCAGACGCCGCGGGTGCCGAACGGGCAAGGCGGCCCGCCCGGCTGATGGCGGTGCTCGACTGGCTGCAACAGTTGCTGGGCCAGGAGCAGGACCAGGGCGCACCGATGGCGCTGCAGAACCGCCAAGGCGGGGTCGATCCCTACACACCGCAGAAGCCGCCTGACGCGCTCGAACTGCTCTACGAGATGTCGGGCGGCAAGGATATGTCGCAGGCATACAAGGCCTATCAGCGTGGCGAGTATCTGCCGGCCTTTGGGCAGGGCGCATGGGGTGCGGCGCAGGCAGCTTCGCTGGCTTATCCGGCGCTGAAGGCGGGCGGCGCGGCCTTGCGGGGTGCGGCGCCGCTGGCGCGCGAGGCGGCCGGCGCGATCCCGGCGTTAATGCGCGACGAGACCGGCGCGATCCGGGCTTATCACTACAGTCCAAATGATTTCACAAAGTTTGATTCAGCGAAAATTGGGAGTTCGACCGATCCCGGTCTGATGGGGCAAGCGTTGTATTTTTCGACTGATCCGGCCGTGGCAAAGGCCGGACCGCACCGTTACGAAGTAGACCTGAATGTTCAGACGCCGCTTGCCCTTGAACATGCGCCTGATTGGCGTACCAGCACTAAATCGGATCTTTCGGGTGAAGCGCTGGGGATACCGCCGCCAGAAGCCGGGATGCTGGCGCTGGGCAAAAACTCGCCAACTTTGCCGGAATGGCAAAAATGGTCTGCCGCCATAGCCGAAGAAGCCAGGAAACGCGGCCACGATGCGGCTGTGCTGGATTACAGCCCGGCCGGATACAAGCATCAGGAGATCGCGGTTTACGATCCGTCGATCATCGAGATCCGGCGCAAATACGGCATCCTGCCGCCGCTGGCTGCCGGCGGCTTGCTGGGCGCATCTGAGGAGTGACCGTCACAGGCCGGCTGAACCGCCTAACCGAATGGTACTGGCGGCAGCCGACGCCGTGGGCCTCGACCCAGGCGCCGCCGGAGGCTGCGGGCGAGCTGGGCGAGGAAGCCCGCAAATTGCTCGACAACCCGGTGCTGCACGAGGCCCTGCACCGGGTCGAGCGCAAGCTGATCGAGACCTGGCGGAACACGCCGGCCGGCGACGAGGCTGGCCGCGAGGCCGCCTACCGGCTGCATTGGGCGGTGGAAGCGCTGCGGGCCGAACTCAGGGTGATGATCGCGAACGCAGGCATGGCGGGGCGGAAATGATTGCTGATGCTTTTGCTGAACGTCGGTTTGGGCGTGTCCGAATTTCGGCGGTCATGCTGCGTCGCGACTTTACTGGGGTTCAACGCGTATGTGCTGAACTCGTACCGCTTAGGGTCGAGCATATGCTGGTTGACGATCAGTTGGTAATCGAGGCCGCGTCGTCACATTTCGATGCTGTGCCCCCGGGCGAGCTAATGCCTGATTACGTAGTCGCTATTGATGCAGACAGCGTGCGATTTGAGCGGCGGCAATGAACGTGCTCGGTCTTACCAACCGCCAGCTTCTGGTGCGGGCGCTGCGCCGGCTGGTGCAGGAGGTCGAGACCGGCCTGGTGTCGGCCGAGGCGCTGGAGTGGGCGCACGATGCGCTCGGCGAAGCGGTGCGCCACAAGCGGCCGGAGAGCATCGCTAAGCTGAAGCCGACCAAGGTCGTCTAACACAAATACCGCCAGCGCTGTGAAGCGCCGGCTTTCCCGGAGATGGAATAGATGAGCGACACCGGCCAGCCCGGCGGCGGCGAGCAGTTTGTGCCCGCGCCGGGCCGCGAGATGTCGGAAGCCGACGTCATGGCGGGCATTGAGGGCCTGCTGGACGAGCGGCCCGCGAAGCGACCACCGCCGCCGCAACGGAACCAGCCCAACCGGGCCTCCGATGTGCCGGCGGAGACGGAGGAGCCTGGGCCCGATCCCAGGCCTGGACCGGAAGACCCGGCCCCCAGCGAGGAAGAGGAGGACGACGACTACACACCCGACCCGGACAACGCCGCCGACCAAGGCGACGATGTTGCGGACCATCAGAGTGTAGAGCCGCCTAACAGTTGGAGTAACGCAGACAAGGAAGTGTTCCGGGCGCTCCCACCCGAAGCCCAGGCGGTTATCGCCCGGCGGGAGAGCGAGCAGAACAAGGCCTTTACCCAGAAAACCCAGGAAATAGCCGAACATCGCAAAGCGCTCGAAAGCACCTTTCAGGAAATCCAAAACGAGCGCGACGCTTACGCTCGCAACCTTCAGCAACTGTTGTTTGTGGCTGCGCCCGAGGCCCAGAAGTTTGCCGAGATCGATTGGCAACGGCTGGCCTCAGAGCAGCCGGCGGACTATGTCCGGCTGACCGCGGAACGCGACGCACTGCGCGGCCGCATCGGCGGTATCCAAGGCGAACTGCAACGGGTGGCTCAGCAGGCGCAGCAAGCGCAGGCCCAGCAATTCGCGCAAGTCCGCCAAGCCGAGCAACAGCGCCTGATCGAGGCCCTCCCCGACTTCGGCGACCCGCAAAAGGCGCCGCAGAAGGTGGCTGAGATGCGGGCCTGGCTGAACGCCAAGGGCTTCAGCGACCAGGAGATCGGGCAGGTGGTGGATCATCGCGTGCTCCTCGTGGTCGACGAGGCGATGCGGGCCGACCGGACCAAAGAAGTCCGCCGGCAGGCCGAGACGAAGCGTAACGGCGCAGCCCCCCAGGTGCAGCCGCCCGGTGCGCCGCGGCAACGTGGCGATACCCAGGCGGCCCAGCGCCGCGGGCAGAAGATGGCCGCCCTGCGCAAGAGCGGCAGCGAGCGCGATGCAATCAGCTACCTCCTGGAGGTTCTGTGACACCGCCAACACCGCCTTAGGCAAGCGGCACCGCCAGCGCTGTGAAGCGCCGGCCATCCCTCTGATGGAGCCTAATCAATGGCAATTATTACAGGTACGGCGACGACATTCTCGGGCAGTCCGGGAATGCAGGGGCTCAGGGAAGACCTGAGCGACATGATCTACAACTTGAGCCCATCGGATACACCGTTCACATCAAATGTCGGGAGAGGAACAGCAGACGCAGTCCTGCATTAACCACCATTTGTGCAGGTTAAATCTGGCTATATGCGGGAACACCCTAAAGCCTGCTGTGCTTCCAAGGCAAAAATCAGCGGGATGGACCAATGGGCAATCCGCAGGAAAGACTACAGGATATTTGCTGGTTAGCTGGGCTTACGGATGGCGATGGATGTATCGCCGTTCAAAAGCAGAGCAATAACGGCAATGGGCAACTCGTTCCTGAGTTGACGATATCCACGACGTGCAAGGTGACCCGCGACCATCTCGACACCCTATTTGACAGGATCGAGGTGGGGCGGCATTGGACTGAGCGCACAGTTACAAATCAGCCAAACTGGAAAACCCGTTGGGTTCTCCAGGTGAGGGGCATGAAGCGGATGAAACCGCTGTTAATGCTCCTGCTGCCTCATCTCGTCACGAAACGGCGAGAGGCTGAACTGTTGCTTCAGTTCATTGAATCACGGCTGGACGCGCCTATGACGCGCGGATACACGCCGGAGCAGCTGGGCGCGATCGCGGAGATCAAGGCTCTGAAACGGGAGCGTAACGGTAACCTGTAAGAATCCTCAGAGACTAATACGCCAGACGCCGTTGAAATGACGGTGATGATAGAGTCCGACCCCCGACCGAGAGGCGGGGAGGCCGGCAGAAATGACCGGCCCACGGCGAGCAATCGCCGGGGTAACAGCGTAGGAATGGCAAACCGATACTCTCGCGGCGGCCAATACTGCCAACGCCCAGTTCCAGGGCGACGACATTGCCACTTTCACCGCGGCCTCCGTCACGGCGCGCCTGGGCAACAGAACCCAGATCAGCCGCAAAGAGGTGATCATCTCGGGCACCTTGGATGCCGTAAACAAGGCGGGCCGGCGCACTGAACTCGCCTACCAGATGACCAAGCGGGCCAAGGAGTTGAAGATCGACATAGAAGCGATCTGCTTGTCGAACCAGGCCAAGGTGACGGGCGCCGCAGCGACGGCACCGAAACTGGCGAGCGTGCTGTCGTGGATCAAGACCAACGTCAGCCACGTTGGGACCAACCCAACGGGTGACGGCACCGACGCCCGGGTCGATGGCACGCAAAGAGCATTCACGGAGAGCATGTTGAAGACGGTGATGGCGAGCGTTTACACCAACAGCTCGGAAGACCTCGACGTGC